GGCCTGTCAGTGTGTTTTTCAATTTCGGCAATTGTTTGTTCAGTCCAAGTTTTTAAATCTACATCATAAAATTTACAAGGCTTTTCGCTAGGCAATACTAGCAGTATGTGCTTGCCCTGACGTGTTTGTTGTTTGATTGGATAATTAAAATTGTCATACCAACGTGTTGATGAAACTTTTTTAATCTCAGTATGTTGCAATCCGTTTTTTACAATACGCACCCATTGTTTTGTACCGCTGGGATTTCTTTTGCTTTTGTAGTTTCCAAAGTATCCACTATCCATATAATAAAAAGGAAGTTTGTTTTCAAGGCGATATTTTATTACATCTTTTTTTACAATACTTCGGAATATAATAGGTTCAGGAGTATCTTTGTCTACGTCTGCAACAACAGGCGCATTACAGCCTTTTGCAAACGCATTGATAAAGGAATCTTTACCGTTTTTACTCCAAAAGATCATACTTGCTTTACTTTTTCAATTTTTTCATCGAAGTCAATTTCATCTTTTAATCCTGCTTTATAATGACTAATATACGGTCCTAATACACTTCGTGGTATTGGAGTTTTATGAATATGTCCTTTGTTAAGGTCCAACATCTTTGCACCTTTTTCCTGCATACGTAAAACTGTTTCTCCGTATACTTCTCCGTCGTAATACCTTCTTAATCTTTTACTGTCGTCATTCACATATATTGATTTGTAGGTTTCACAAAAATCGTTAAAAAGAGGGTGGTGTTTGTTCAGCATAAAGAATCCTGTTTCACAACTAAAATATGTTTTTTTATCAACTTTGTGCTTTACTCCAAAATGCACACTTAGGTATTGCGGATCGCTCATTAGCTCGAGCAGTTGCATGTTCATATCTCTTGTTGCTTCGCTGTCTGCATCTGCCCAAATTAACCAATCACACGGAATAGTTTCCATAGCGTTTATAATACTAAATGCTTTCTTTCCAAAGTTTGTAATTTTACGATTCTTTGATGTCCATCTGCGATAAAAGTCGTTGTAGTCTTTTCCTAAATCCCAGCCACGTAATGTCCAGCGTTTGGCTTTTAATTTGAAGTTTTCATTATAACAATATAAATCAACTCCTCTCCAATGTTTTTCAAAACTTTCAATCATTAGTTTTCCACAATGATTATAATAATTTTTATCCATGCTTGTAAAGAGTGCAAACATTTGATCTACTTTTGCATCATGTGCCATAATTCTTGCTTCCATAAATTGTGTTTTTCGCAATTGCGATAGTTTTCAAACCAAGGTCCGCCTTCGGTATAGTGTATTAATTTTGGAACATCAATGTCATCGTAAACACCAACAAGATAATTCCAAGTGTGATCCAATTCTCCAATTTCTTCATCTTTTAACCAACTAAATCTATGCAAATATGCTCCAGTGATTTCCGGATCATTTACCAAATCTTTTGTAACTGCACGATTGCTAGGATGGCCGCAGTTGATCAGCATAACACTGCTCCAGTTCTTGCGTGGATAAACAGTTTGTGTTTGTCCGTCCATCTTAACACCTTCTCTTGGTGTGTAGTCATGTTGCACACACATAACAGCATACTTGTCATCTGCTTGATCAAATAATTCTTTGATGTCTGTTGTTAGGATCATATCACAATCCATAAACACAGCCCAACCTGTGTATTCTGCTAATTCAGGAATTAAAAAACGTGTGAAAGTAAATTCGGTACTTGCTAGTTTGTCTACGTCACGCCAATACAGATTTTGTTCACGCAATTCATTTTGTTTTAATGGAATAACTTCTGCATCGGGTTGCTTGCTCAATATACTGTGTTTACAAACTTGATAAGCAATGTCTTCTCTACTGTCCCAGCCTACAAATACTTTCATTAATCTCTTCTCTCTATATCGTCTTCGGTTAGATTATTGCCCATCCATACCTCAATAACTTTTGCACTCTTGTTGTCTATATTTACAGCCTTGTGCCAGTAACCAGTCGGAATATCAATACTATCTCCTGGTGTTAATAATGTAGTGGTTTGATTACCGGACTTGTCCTCTAAGAACATATTGATTACACCGTCAACTACATGCCAATGCTCACTGCGTTTAAAGTGTCGTTGATCACTTAGTGCATGCCCTTCATAAAACTCAAGTTGCTTTACTTGCCAGCCATCGCCTTTGTCTAGCACAGTATACTTGCCCCATGCACGTTCTGTAGTGGGCTGACTCCATTCTTTAAGTATCCAACTGCTTGAATTCTTTTTATCTTCGCCGCCAACACCAAACACAAACTCTACATCTTTGTGGTCTCCGTATAACGCTTGTTCGGGAATTTCTCCGTCAACTCTATCACCACCGTTGGCAACAATTATTTTTCCCGGATTGGTAGCTAGTAAATAACCAATTGCTAATGTAGTGCCTCCAGTATCGTCGTCTTTGACTGATACAACTTCGTCTACCATTTCGAGGTGTTTGACTATATTTGCACGTTCATCAAATGTCATAAACGGTCTGCCTTTTTTGTTAACAAGCCATTCGTCACTGTTTAATCCAACAACTAGTTTATCGCCTAACTTTTTTGCTGCTTTAAAATATTCAATGTGTCCACTGTGCAGCGGATCAAAGCCGCCGGTTACTAAAACTGTTTTCATGCAGTATTTATGTACGCAGTTTATAGATAAATATTTTTATGGCACATTATATACCTAAGTTTGACCTATTGTTTGTACACATACCTAAAACAGGCGGCACAAGTATTTTACATTGGATAGAAGAAAACTTTGAATATAAACAATTAGGTACAAAACACAGTACTTTAAAATATTTTGAAAATAAATGCAATTTTAAACCGATATATCATTTTACAATTGTTCGAAATCCATATAGAAGAATTTTTAGTTGGTTTCATTATCAAGCAAAAAGATCTAAAATGAGATTAGAAAATAATAAACCAAGAGTTACCGACGAAGCAGTTATGTTAGCTTATGAAAAAGGATTTGACTACTGGGTTAGGTACGGTGATAAAGACATCTTACTTGACGATGCAATTAAACAGCCTCAAGTTAATTACTATAATAACCCGTTGTTTTTATTTAAATTAGAAACAATAAATGATGAGTTTTATAAATTACAAGATTTTGTAAACTGTCATAAATCTTTGCCTATAGTTAACACAAGCAAAAGTAAAAAATTAGATTATAAAAACTATTATACGCCAGAATCAAAAAAAATAATCGAAGATTGGTATGAAAAGGATTTAAGAATTTTGGGTTATAGTTTTTAACTTTTTTGCCGGAACTCCGCCATAAACGGTATACGAATCATATTCTCCAGGTAACAATACACTACCGGCAGCAATTACACTATGATCCCCAATTGTACAAGGTCCTAGTATTGTAGCATTAGTTCCTATCCATACACCGGTTTTAATATGTATATGATTTTTGTCTTTTGGTATAGTATTTTTTCTATGACCATTAAATTTTGTATAATCGTGAGATCCTGTAATAACACAACAATTATGCCCAAAAAATGCACCTTTTTCTATAGTGATATTGCCTGACATTAAGTTAAAAACAGTATTAGATAAACTTTTTGATTTGCTGAAAAAGTTTTCTTTGGGTCCATAAAACAAGGGTGTTTTTAGAAAATCAGTTTCTAAAAATTTTTTAAATAATTTGTTTAGTTCTTCTTCTGTCATTAAAATTTATATACTAATTGGTAAGCATCGTAAATAGGAAAAATGTCTTTTTTTGCTAGATATTCTTTTACTAATTTTCCTTTGCCTACGTCAACATCTCCGTGCATAAAATTATCATCTATTCCTACAATGCAATTTTCTAAGTAAGGCTCTATTATCTTAAATTCTTTTAAATGGTGATCTTGACTAGGCGAAGGGTCATTTCGGTCAACATCCCAACTATCTAAATAATAAAAGTGTACCTTTTCTGTATGTTCTTGTAAAAATTGCAAACTGTCTTGGCAATATACCTTGACATGTTCTCCTACTAAAGACTGACAAATGTCACACGCTTCTTGATCAATGTCAACAGTATGTACAGTGCCTGAATAATAGTTTATAAAATTTTCAAACATCAACGTTCCCATTCCATCTTTCCAGGCAAGTTTATGACTTGGAGATTTACGGGTAGTGCCTGTTTCAACAATATTGTACGATTCGATTTTCATATTTTCTAATTCAGAAAATATTACTCGAAATCCTTCTTGGCGTTTATTACGCTTACTGTAGTCTAAATTAGGTGCAAATTTTTTATCAAATATATTTGTTATCCAGCTCATAGTGTTGCGTCTTCCATACCTGCTACTCGTAGTTTAACTACGTTTGTAATTTGCCACTGCTTTTGATCAAGTCCTTTAAGTACGCCTAACCACTTGTTGCGCATAAGAGCAAACTCGTTGATAATCTTTTCATAGTCACAAACATCTGCTTCTCCGTCAACGTATTTTTCCACGTCACGACTTGACAGCGCTCGTTGATAGTTTTCGAGATATTTCTTAAAGTACGAGCTGCGCAATTTGCGCAACTCGATATTTAGATAGTTTAAGATTGCTTCAATTTCTTGTAGCTGATTAAAACGGTATTCAACAATGCCGGGCATTTCTGCTGCTGCCTTTTCGACGTTGCCTTTTAGTTTTACTTCGACCCTTGCCTGTGCAAGTTCATTTTCGAAGTATTGTATAGCAGCCGGGATTTGGTTAACATCTCGACTTACACTACTATACCATCCCATTAATCATCCCACTCTTCGTCGTCAACATCATCTTCGTCTAAATCTAGATAATACTGTATTGCATTATCAAGGTCTTTGTCGTTTCCTAATGTATCTTTTAGAATCATATCGTCTACGCCATAATCAGCAAGTAGATCCACATACTTTTCAGCTGTGAGTTCTACTTGCTTCTTGTCTAAATTAGGCTTAAACAATGTCCAAATATCTGCAATCTGGTCTTCAGTCATTTTCAGCAATTTCCTCAACTAAGTTATCACCGGTATTTACCAATTCGGCGTCTAATTCAGCTAATTCTGCTTCTCTTGCTAGACGATCTGCTTCTGCTTCATCGGCTGCAACTTGTGCTTCTTTAGCTGGCAAATCTGCCATAACTTTGTCGAGTAGATCACCTGTCCAACGCTTGCGGAATTCTAAGATAGGTTCACCGGTGCTCATAACATACTCGTACCGATTACCTTTCTTTTCCAACAAACCTTTTGCGTCCATCAAGTCAAACATGCCTGAATATGGATCCATACCTGTTTCATATGGAATCTCAACTTGTACACTTTCGAACGGTTTGTTGTAACGTGTTTTCATTACCTTACACGCTGCTCTAATACCATGTACTTGTGATGTTTTGTTGCCGTCTGCATCTACTTTAAGTTTAAGTTTCTTCATAGCAACAACCATTGAACTTGCATATACAAAGCCTGAACCACCTGAGATCTTGTCATCTGGATCAAACATATCTTGTGATGCATATGTGTGATTAGTTACACACATACCTACGTTGTAACTACCAAACATGTTTACACAGTTTGTAACAAGTGCTTTTAGTGCTTTTGCTTTACGACCAAAGTCGCCTTTCATATCACCTTTTTGGAACTGGTCCATTTCAGTAGGTGACATAAGCATACCAAGTGAGTCAACTACAAACAATACTTTAGGACGTTCTTCTTCCGCCATTGCCTTGTAGTCTTCCATAAACGTACTGACTGTTTTAGCAACATCATCAATCATTGCCATGTTGAGTTTTAGTAGTTTGTCTTCACTTGTATCTACTTGCAATGCTTGTAGCCATGTTTCGTCAAGTGCGTTTTCACTGTCAATAAGAACAACAAAAATACCTTGTTCTTGTGCGTACTTTACAATGTTACCCGACACAATGTAGGATTTACCTGCGCCTGATTCTCCTGCAAATACACTTACTTTACCTAGCGGAATACCTTTTTGAAAGTCACCACTTAGCAAGTAATTGAGTGCAAAGTTGCCTGTGCTAATCCAGTCAGTTGGATCGTTGAAACCTGCGCTCATACCCGTAATAGATTTTGTCAACGAGTTACGGAACTTCGTTGGGTCGAATGTTTTACTAGCCATTAAATTCTCCTAAAAAGCCAAAATGTAAAAAGGGTTGCAAATCAATAATGCAACCCTTTTTTGTTTGCTATTAACCTTGACGTGAACGGATCATTGCAAGAATGTCCTGTGCGCCGCCTGCATCTGCTGCTGGTGCTGCTTCTGCTGCCGGAGTAGGTGCTGCTGCCGGAGTAGGCTCTTGCCAACCTGTATCAGTTGTAGTTTCAGCTACTGGTGCTGCTACTGGTTGTGGAGTAGGCGCTGCTGCTGGTGCTGGCTGCGGTGAACGAGTTTGCGGATCACCTGTACGTGCTGCCATGCCTGCTGGACGGAAATAGCTGCTCCAACGATCTGCATCGTATGCTTCTCCGTCTACACTTGCTTCGAACATTTCAGTAAGAACTTTTACTGCTGTTTCATCTGGCTTCTTAGGAAGGAAGTCATTCAAGTTATGAAGTCCGTGTGTGTTGATAGCTGCCATTTCAGTATCACTTAATGGACGCTCACGACGGGCCCAGTTACTTGCACCATAATCGGCATAACCGCCTTTGGTACCTTTTGACAAACGGAAGTCTACACCAGCAGTATAATCTGTTGGTAATTCTTCCATGTCTGGATCCATCAGTGCTGCTTTGATCAATTGGAAAATTTGTGGACCAATAATAAAGCGTCGAATAGGATTCTCAGGCGAATCTTCTTTCAACGGATCGTCTGTAACAAAACCTTGGAAGATATAACTACGTTTTTTCCAGTACTTGCGACCCATGTCTTCTAATGACGGATCTTTAAACCAGCCACGTACTTCTTGTAGAATTGAACAGCTTTCGCCATACATTTCCATACACGGAACTTGTACTTGTACTGGACGACTACTTGTGTCGCCTTTGATACCCGAGAACGGAAGTTTGATCATCAAACGTTCTGTCCAAAAGAATGTGTTGTCCTGATTGCCGTCTGGCAAGAAACGAATAGTTGCCTGTTCGCCTTCGTTCATATTCCAAAATGGGTAAATTGCATTGTCACCGCCTGATTGACGATTACCGCCTGCGTTTGACTCTTGTGCTGCGAGCTTTGCTCGAATTTCTGCTAATGATGCCATAGTTATGCCTCCTAAATGTTTTGCCTATGTGCTTGTGCGTATAATACGCTGTGCCTGTTTGTGTGTAGCACTCTTACATACTACACAATTAGTTATGACTTGTCAAGTGTTTTATGACAAGATTTTTTAAATTGTTAGCTGATTATAAACCAGCTAACGCTTTAATTCTGTCTGTTTCTGGATAGCGACTGGTCTCTGCTTCTTGTGCGTTACGCTCTGCTACCATTGATTCTACTTTTTGGATAAATTGAGCAGCTGGTTCAACATATTGAGGACCATAGTCTTTTTCTACCATAGTAAGTACTGCTGTTTCGCCTTTAGGAAATGTTCCGTTTTCTCTATCAAAATAAGATAGAATGAACTCTCCGATTGGTGTTTTTTCTTTTTCTTCTTCTGGTTCCGGTGTGCCTGCTTTTGCTAATTGACCTTTTTGGTTAATTTTTACATCCGTTGTATCGTCTGCTTCGGCGTGACAATCTTCTTCGCACTCGCAACCTTCTTTTGGATTGCCTACTTCGCAACCACAATGATTGCAAGTGTCTTTATTTTCATTAAACTGTCCCATTAATTTATTAACAGCTTTTTCTAACATTGCTTCAATGTTAAATGCACTTTCAGTTTTTGCATTACAACTACAATGTTTGCAACTCGGTGCGCAAGTACAGTCTTCTGCTTTTACATCAGCGCCGCAGCACTTGTCTGAACAGTAACCTTCTTTTGCTTCTGCAACTACAAAGTCTTCTGGACCCAGTTCTTGTGCCTTGGTTGCTTCTCCAACTAGTTTGTATACATATGGAAACACATCTTTTAACTCTTCGTTGAATTGCTTGATAGTAAGTTGATCGATCCAATTCTCTGCAACTTCTTCCGGAACTTCAACTGCTTCAGCTGCAACAAAATTTTCTACTGCTTCTGCATAATATGAAGGTTTTTGTAAATTTGAAATTTCTTTGCGTACTTCGCTTACACGCTGCTTGAGTACATCACTGTACTGATCTAGTGTTTCTGCCATTACTGTGCTACGACCCATGTACGTATTCAATTTACGAATCTTGTGCATTTCTTCGCTTAGGCTTGTAATGTGCTTGCCAAAGTCATCGTATGCATGCCCGCCTTCGCTAACATGCAATGCTAGTGCTCTTGCACCTGCTAAATGCTTGTAAGGAAATTTAAACTTTTCACCAGTTGGGGATTCAATAAAAATCTTACTAATTTTACTGGTACGGCTTGCAGCGCTCTCAACATTAATTGGTGCGCTGTGTTTAATTGCTATTCTAGCTTTGCCTACCTTTTGGAAACTTGTACGATCGTTTCCGTACATTTTTGATTCGGCCATTGTGTTTTCTCCGTTGCGGTTTTGTGCTAAAAACTGATAATCTCTTTTGTTTAAGTTGCTTTTATTAATATCTCTAACTTCAAATTTCATCAAACGTTTTTTGGCAAATACACGCAATTCTTTTAAAAAATTGTACCAGCCATCTTGCACATCTTCCATTTGTCCTTGTACTAAGTCTCTACCAACAATAACACTTAATCCTGCTTCAGGATCAATAGCAACGCTTACTTTTCCTAAATCTACGCCGTCGGCTAGATATGCAAAATCAAAGTAACGTGCATCTTCGGGTACGTTAGTTACTTGTCCACTTTCGTCGCCAATGGTAACGTTTTCAAAACGTCCTCTAATTTTATTAAAAAGGTCAGCTGATATTTGAGTTAGTTTCTTCATATAGTTATTTATCTAAAAGTTACTGCTTATAAAAATAGGCATAGGCGCTTCGTAGTCTTCCATATCGTTTTCGATTTGTACAAATGTGTTGTAAATTGCAGGATCCCAATCTTTCATTACTGTAATCATCCGTAATGCAAGTATTAGCGAACTTACAAGATCGTCAGTTGACCCAGGTTTTGCTTGATAGCTACTTCCAGTAGCAACATACGCTTTTAATTCACTTATCATAGGTTTGCTATAGATTTTTAGTTTATCATTTTCAACCATGGTTTTAAGTCTTGCACATGCACTAACCTTACTACTGTGTGTGGTGTTAAATCCTTTGCGGAACTTGCGTACATGTCCTTTGCGCATAGGTTCACTTACAAACAGCCCGGGCATGTTTTCTTCGCCGTAGTCGTTGATAACAATTAATGCTGCTTCACCAAGTCCGTTG